TCCGAAAGCGCACCGGTCGTTGACCACCGCTCGGCTGGCGAGTTCATTGCCGCTCTTGCAAAGGGCGACGAGATGGCTGTTCGTGCCTACAGTGGCGCACAAACCTCCGACTCGGTTGTCACCCCCATTGACCGCGACCTGACTCGCATCGTTGAAGCCGCCGCACCTCTGCGCTCGGTGTTCTCCACCGGTGTCACCCCAGCAAACGGCATGGCGATCTACTTCGCACAACTCAACGGAATCACCGACGGTACGGCCGCACAGGCCGCCGAGGGTGACGACTTGGGTTACTACGAGGTCCAGTTGACCACCAAGAACGTTTCGCTCAAGACGATTGGTAACTTCATCCAGTTATCAATCCAGAGCATCCTCCGTTCGACCGTTGACTACCTCAACACGTCGTTCCGCGGCCAGGCAATCGCTCTCGGTAACAAACTGAACGCTGAACTCATCGCCCAGTACAAGACGACCGTAGCCGCGCAGATCACGGCCAATAACAAGGTCAGCATTGCTGCAACCGGTGCGACGTACAACACTTGGCTCGGTGCAATTACCGACGCTGCAGTGAAGTTCGCTGTCCTCGGACTCCCCATCGAATACTTGATTGTTGACACCGTCACGTTCAAGGAACTCATGGCACTCCAGGGTGGTGACGGTCGCCCCGTTCTCCTCGTCGACGGAAACGGATTCAACAACGTTGGAACCATCTCCCCGACCGGACTCGGTGGCTCGTTCGCTGGCATTCGCGTTATTGCTGTTGCAGAACTCAACACCAACAAGTCGCAGTGTGCGTTTGTCAATTCGTCGGCTCTCCGCCAGTACACGTCCGCAAACCTCCGCCTCGAAACGGACAACGCGATCAACCTGTCGAACGCTTACTCGCTCAGCACGTTCACCGCTGTTGCAGACGAGTACCCCTCGGCAATCGTCGGTATCGTCCGCGCCTAAGGATAGGTAAAGAACATGGCAGTGTACGACGGACTCAAAGCGTATGTTGGGGCACCAGACTCCGACAACGACTTCGTCTCAGATTGTTGGACACAAGCACATACCCTTGTGGACCACTTCTGTGGTGATGCTGTGGACGTCGTACCTGCCTATGTTCTGACTCGCGCAAAGATTGAGTGCGGATCGGAACTCTACCACCGTCGCTCTGCACCTAACGGTGTCGCGCAATTTGCGACGCTTGATGGTGGTTCGGCGGTGCGTGTGGCTCGTGACCCGATGGTTGGCGCATACCCACTTCTCATGCCATATGTGGGAATGGGGATTGCGTGATTGGTGCTGGCCGTACTGCCCTGCTGAACGTTCTCACGTCGGCAGGTATTCGTGCATCCAGCGTCGTACCAGAACGCATCACACCACCGATTGCAGTAATTGAACCATCAGCAGATTGGGTCACAAGCGGCGACACGTTCGGCGCATACCGTCTAGGATTCGATGTCACGGTCATTGTCAAAACGGCTGCTAACATCACAGTTTCTACAACTCTAGATGATGCCATTGATGCAGTTTTAGGGGCTGTATCGGGTGCACAGGGCTTCTACGTTGGCTCTGTAGGTGCACCATCGCTTCTCGCGGTACAAAATGCCGAGTTTCTATCCGCAACACTCACCGTTTACCAAAACACTCGACTCTAAAGGAGTAAATCGTGGCACTTCCCACAACCGCATCAAGCCGCATTAAGGGCAATGGTCTGGTATTCCAAATCAACAACGGAACAACTGATAAAGACTTCTCGTATGATTGCATCAGCGTCATGCTGAAGTCCGAGGATGCATCAAACGACCAGACCACATTTTATGACAGCGCCCAAGGTGGGGCCGTCGATCTATTTTTTGAAGTAGATCTCATTCAGTCAACCGAATCGACCTCGCTCTGGGCACTTCTCGAAAGCAAGGCCGGACAGGAACTCACGTTCAAGTTCGCACCTTATGCAGTGACGACCACCATTGCCACGCACCCGACCGCGACGTTGACGACCGCAAACCCGGGCTACACTGGCACATTGCGCATTCCCCGCGCATTCGCAGCTGGACTGGGTGGACAAGCATCACCGGATGGAACCTGGCAAGCTGAAACCGTCCGTTTCGACATTGTTGGAACGACGACAAAGGCAACGACCGGCACTTGGGTTCGCGATAACTAATCGCATATGGGTACGGTCATTGGAGGTTTCGGGGGGCCGGTAGGTCTTTCTCGCGACAAAGGTGGCCGTACCTATATCACTGGGCTAAGTGAAACCCGCAAGAAAATGCTCGAAATGGGTGTCGAACGTAACCTCTTTGAGAAGTGGATGAAAGAGGCCGCGTTTTTGGCCGCACGTCAAGCATCGTTTGATGCACCAAAACTTCATGGCGTTTTGTTCACCACTGTTCGGGCATATGCGTCGAAAACAATGAACATCAAGTCACGCACCACAGGCAAAACAGAACGTAAATATGCAATTGGTGGCGTTATTCAGGCTGGATCAGCAAAGGTTCCATATGCCCGCCAGGTGTCATTCGGTATGCGACACGTTGCAGGTGAACCAGCCAAGTCATACACGTTCGGCAAAACGCGACGTTTCTGGCGCACTACCGTATCAACTCGCGGAAACGCATATATGGTAAAAGCAAGAGAAGCACAAAAACCAAACATGGTACAACTTCTCAACAACAAAATCAGAATATGGATAAAGCAGAAAGGCTTTGAAACAAATGGAATTTGACGACATCACCCTCGGAGAAATCGAGGAAATTGAGGACTATGCAGGACTTCCCATCGGCGACATCGGTGAGGAACGTCCGGGCGTAATCAAACTTCGCATCGCACTTGCATGGGTTATGAAGCGACGCACCAACCCCGACTTCACCATCGAGGATGCCAAAAAAATGACCGCAACTGAAATGGCTGCGTTCTTTGCAAGCGATCCAATAAAAAAAGACTAAAGGACAAGCAAGCGGAACGAGTAATGAACCTTGTTCTGACACTCAACATTCCACCTAGCGACGTCCGAAATATCACCTCCCGCGAATTGTTCGCTCTGAGCAAACTTATGAAAGGCAGATAATCATGGCAGTACCAAACATGATTGTTACCCTGCTAGCGAACATCAAGGGTTTCTCTACTGGTATGCGTACTGCGGGCCAGTTGCTTGGTGGTTTCGGCAAAGGGTTTCTTGGGGTTGCCGGTATTGCGGCCGGTGCAATGTATGCCATTGGTAATGCCATTGGGGAGGTTATTCCCTACCTGGTGAAACTAGGCGTTGAGGGACGTATTGCAGATGAGCGTCTGCGTCTGATTGCAAACAACATGTTGGGTGTTAGTCGTAATACGACGGCTACAACTGAGCGGATGAAAGAGTACGCAAAGACGCTACAAGAGTCGACCGCGATTGACGATGAGTTTATCAAGGGTATTCAGGCGAAACTGTTGGCGTTCAAGGGGTTAGCACAGTCTGCCAATATTACCGGTGGCGCATTTGACCGGGTAACTAAAGCGTCGATTGACATGGCGCAGGGTGGGTTTGGTGCAGCGGAAACAAACGCGGTCAAACTAGCTCGAATGATGCAGGACCCGATTCATAACCTCACCATACTTAATCGCTTGGGTGTTGTTTATACCGAGCAAGAGAAAAAACGTGCCATTGCCATTGAGGCTACTAGCGGAAAATTAGCTGCATCAAATTACTTGCTGGGAATCGTTGAAACTACATTCAAGGGAGTTGCCGAACGTACTGCCGATCCATTGAAACGTATTTCACTCCAGTTTGAGGATGTTGCTCAAGCAATCGGTGGCAAACTCCTTGGTGCAGTCGATGTTCTTGGTAAGAAAATTATTGACTGGGTTGATAGCCCACAGGGTGAGGCCGCAATCAAACGCATGACCGATGCTGTTGGTACATTTGTTTCCTACATCACGTCAGCGGCAGGTCAAAAAGCAATTGGTCAATGGATTCACAAGTTTGCAACAATGGCGGAGTTCATTGCGTCAATCGTTGACGGACTCACCATGATGATTCGCAACACTCAGGCGATTGAGAACGCACACAACATCAACCAAGACATTCGCAATAGTCGGAACCCTGGCAGCAATGGTTATGTAAATCCGTCGACTGGTGGTACACGAATGACACCCGCACCAGCAGGAATGACCGTCAACTTCAACAGTCCCATTGACTCCGTGAGTGCCGGGCGTGAAATTTCGCGTGTGCTTTCTGATTTCAATCGTGCTAGTGGGCGGCGATAATGGCCGCAATCATTGAACGCCCATTACTCAAAAATAGCCTCATAAATTTCAGTATTCTTTCATGGAATAACCTTTCAAGCGTTACAGATCAAACTAATTTTCTTGCGGGCTCAATCACATATTCTGAGGGTGGTCGATTGACTACTCCTGGACAAGCAACAGTTGATGTTGGGACATTCACATGCACACTAAAAAATGCTGTGACCATTCCAAACGTCGGCGACGTTGTTCGTTTCCAGGTCCAATCTGACAACGTATTCACCGGATATATTCAGGACATTTCCCAACAAATTGTTTTTGCTGATTCAAAATCCAAAAGCAATCCAGTAATCATGACCACGTTATATTGCCTGGATTGGGTAGGATACATCGGTCAATTTCAAGCGATTGGTGCAAGCGGTGCAAACGTCACAACAGGTTCGCCGTACACCACGTCGACATATACCTGGCAAGAACGTATCGCTGCGCTGAACCTGGCTATCGATGGTTCATATGCAACGAAAATAATTACACCGGCGTCAGGAACTCCATCTACTCCGAACGTCGGTGACACAGATTTTGTTGGGACTTTCGCTGAACATTTAAACCTTATTGCTGAGCCAAACAGCATGATTTGGTATGGCGCACACACAATTCCATCAAACAAAACAACTGGCCGCACCGGGCTTATCAAAACAGCCTTTTTATCATCTTTGAGTTCGAGCACAGTGACTTTTACTGATGCTGTCGGTTCGACTGATCAACTGCACTACACAGAAATCGATTTTGAGAACACAACTCAAAACATTGCAAACACCGTGATTGTCAATAATCGTGCACGTTTGCATGTTGCAGATGTTGAAGTCACCAAAGTTGGCGGGTTTAACGAAACAAACTACATGACGATAAACGGTGTAAACGTTATTGGCATTCCAATAGACACAACATTTCAGGCCGCGGATGCGACATCAATTACGAACAATGGAATTCGACAAACTGAAATACCAATCAATGTCGCAATTCCACCATCATCGTCCGGTGCAGTAAACCTCTTGGCAAATCCATCAGTCGAATATTCAGATGACGGATATTTTGGAGAATCAACATACGTTGTCCGTCGACGCAAACCCGCAGACGATTCATCACCATTCGCGGCTTATGACGGCCAATGGGCCATGCGCATCAGAATCAAAGGATCATCAGTCGCAACATGTCAGGCCGCTTACACCGGTTCGGAATCTGACGGAACCCCAGTGATTGCAGGAACAACGTATTACCTCTATGGTTACGCAGCTCGTTCGGGTGGTGGTTCTCGTACAGATACTCGATGCCGCGCTCGAATCAAATGGTATGACCAAGATGAAAACGTATTGTCGACCGTTTATGGATCACAAGTAACAATTACGAGCACTAATACTTGGTACCAATGTGCGTCAGGTGCTCAGGTTGCACCGGCAAACGCAGTTCGCGCTCAGGTTGCATTAGAGTTCAACCGTTCTGGCGGTGGTAACTTCACTTCTGGTGATGTTTATTGGACCGATGCATTGATACTCACAAAATCATCATCAGTAAGCACATATTTCGATGGCGATACTGCTGACACGACAACATATCTTTACGAGTGGACTGGTGGCATTGGTTCATCACCCTCGTACCGAATCAGCAACAGCGTTGACGACGTTGCTACAAACATACTTTCTCGATATTCGACTACATCGATGAGGGCGTCGCGCATTCGATGGAATGTCCAAGAGAATGCGCCTTTGGTCGATTTGCTCACAGTAGGCAGCACAATTTCACTCATCTATAAATCAACAACAAATACATATCGCATTGTGGGGCTGGATGCCACTGTGGAACCCAGTCGTTACATGATTGACTACTATCTAGCAAAGGTATAAACATGAAAGAAATAATCAAACGAGTCATCCGCATCGCATCGTTCGCTCTAGGCGCAGGAATCGCCGGGTTGGGTGCAGGTTCAGCCATTGGCCTCACGGTCGCCCAGAGTGCCCTTATGGGGGCGCTCACAGGTGTTCTTGGTATCTTTGGTGCACTTGCATTCATCTACGCCGGTAAGGGTGCTGTAAACGATTCCGATTTTGATGCAACCATCAACTCGGCAATCGAAACGGCACGAGCGAAAAACGGAAAAGATGCCAAGTGACGGTGTGGTCGTCACGTTAGAACGGATCTACGAGAAACTCTTGGAACTGGAAATCCGCCTGGGTGACCACCCGAAACAACTTAACGACCATGAACAACGCATCCGCAACCTCGAAATGAAAGTGTGGGGGTTCGCAGGTGTCAGCGGTATCGCGGCCGTACTTGTATCCATCATCATCACGAAAGCAGGAATGTAATGTCAGACGTTCTCTACGAGCGACCATGCAAGACCACCGACACAAACGACGACTTCAAAGCACACGTTGCCAGGGGTTCATCGATTCCAGGGTTGGACTACAACTGTCCCAGTGGCACCAAAGTGTTCGCGGCAGCCGACGGTGAAGTAATCGTCACCGACCATGAGGCTCGCGACGGCACCGGAATCAGCGTGCAAATCAAGCATGCTGACGGAAACCACACCATGTACCTGCACCTGTCCGAAATCAAGGTGAAAAAGGGACAGCATGTGACCGCTGGTGAAGTGATCGCATTGTCCGGTGCAACAGGCACAACCGTCACAGGCGCACACCTGCACTTGAGCATTGTGGACCGTCACGGCAAGTTCCTCGACCCCGAACGTGTCCTCAAGAAGTCGGCTATTGCGCGTCGCCTGGCAAAGCGAGCTGCGGCCGCAACCGAGGTTCCGTTTACGCCGACGGACGAAATCATCCCCGGATAGGTTCTACCTTTCTCCCTACCGGGTGGGGTGGTCGTTCTAAGGGGGCGACCACCCCTGTTTTATGGTATGCTCAACGCACCTACTAGGAAAGGTACAAAATGCTCTCCCAAAAATACCGTCTTGGACGCACCGCCGTTATCATCGCGGCAATCGCATGGATATTCGGACAATCCGAACTCGTAATGCTGTTCTCAATCATCGGTGGCATCCTAATCATCACATCCGATGAACTACGATGAACGCTGGCCCGACTACACCATAGTCGCCGCCGAACTGAAACGGCTACGCGCAGAAAAGCGTGTAGCCGCTTTCATTGACAAAACAAAGTATTACAGCGACTTCCGCCGACGTATGCGCGACGACTACGACTATGAGCGAATATCACGTCGTATCTCCATGCGACCATTCACTACAAGAATGCTTGCAATCGGAGAAAGGATCGCAAATGAACTTGAGAATGGTCGCGCAGGCACAAACTGACGAATGGTACAAGGCTCGACGTTACGGTGTCAGTGCCACAACCGTGGCAAAAGCGGCGTCCGGGCCAGCAGGGTATGAGGCAGAACTAGAACGGAACCTGCACCCAGAGGACAACATCGTCGAGGATAACGCTTATATGCGTTTCGGTCGTGTCTGGGAGGATTGGATAGTCCGGGCATTACCAGCCGAATACGGTATCGAACCAAACGATTGGCTTATCTGTGGCGAGGGTGACTACCGTTGGCACCTCGCAACACCCGACGGACTCAACGCCGACTGGTCGACCATTGCCGAAGTAAAGACCACTGGCAAAGACTGGGAGGGTTCGACCGTTCCCATTCAGTACCGTCGGCAAGTCCAATGGCAACTGCATGTGACCGGTGCGCAGCGTTGTGTGTTCGCCTGGCTACTCCGCGCCGAGGCACTAGACGGTGAGTTTGTTCCAGCATGGATGGAACCCAAATGGATCATCATAAAACGCGACGAGGACATGATTGCTAACCTCATTGAGGTGGCACAACGTTTTATTACCGATTTCAACAACTACAAGGAGATGGAAAATGGCCAGGTTTGACCTCCAAAATTATGAGACCGTTGCCCAACGAATTATCAGGTTCTATGCCGACCATAGTGAGGGCGCGATTATCACCAAGTATCTAACAACCGATGCTGACCGCGAACGTCGGCAGTGGGTCGTTTATGCCGAGGTATGGTTCGACAAGAACAACGACACGCGACCGACAGGCACAGGTTTAGCGTTTGAGGTCGACGGTGGTGCGGGTGCAAACCAGACCAGTGCTCTGGAAAACTGTGAAAGTTCGGCTGTGGGCCGCGCACTTGCACAGGCAAATTACGGTGGCGACAAGCGTGTGACGCGCGAGGAAATGGCAAAAGTCAATCGTGGCTCTGCAAAACAGGCACAAATCACCGCAAACGACGTACAAGCGGCAACAACACTCGCCGAACTCAACCACCTATGGGCAAAAGCAACCGACAGCGGTGACTCAATAGGACTCGTATCCGAGTTCTCAGCTCGCAAAAAGGCACTTGGTGGATAACCTACTCAGCATCATCATCCCGGGGAGGTGTGTTCCCAAAGGTCGACCACGCATGACCAAAATGGGTGGCGTCTACACACCCAAAACAACCGTCGACTTTGAAAAGAAAGTCGCGGCCGCATGGTTCGACAAATACGGCATGCTCGCCCTTGAGGGACGACTTCGCGTAACCGTCTACGTCTTCACGGATCGCACACACAGTCAGGATGTTGACAACCTGGCAAAGTCAGTTTTGGACGGCCTCCAACGTGCCGGTGCATTCGCACAAGGCGACCAACAAGTATTCTCACTCGGCGCAGTGAAATATGACTCAAAAGAATTACAGACAATCGTGTCAATTACACGAATCACTGATTATGATTACTAACGGCTAGGAACCACCCCTTACACTTCCCCCGGTACTGTTCCTAGCCAGTGCCGGGGGACTCCATTAGGAGTCCACAATGGACCAACAACACCAACACCACTGGCTACGCATAGGAGAAAATGGCGTATCCGAGTGCGTCATCTGCGGCCAAAGGCAATGAGTTTCAAACTCGTAAAGACCGTCATCCGATCGCGCCAACAATCCGCAGCTCACAAACTCGTCCTCATCGTCATCGCCGACCACACAAACGAGAACAAATCGGGCACAGCATGGCCGTCGGTCGAAACGATTGCGGAATATGTTGGGCTGAAACGTCGCCAGGTGCAACGTATCCTGCGTGACCTCGAATCGTCCGGGCAGGTGAAAGTGTGGAAAAAGAATGCACAAATGGGGACAAACAGGTACCAAATCCTTGTCACCAACGTGTCACCCATGACACCCCAACGTGTCACCCATGACACCCCTAACGTGTCACCCATGACGCGGGGGGGTGTCACCCACGACACCCGAGTATATAAAGAACAGATAACCAAAAGGGTCGGCGGTGCGCCCGGGCCCCAGCCCGAGGGCGCGACCGCCTTACAACAAAATGATTTCAACAATGTTGCGACGGTCGCCCAGGCTGACGCCGGCGACACGCCACAATGCCAAGAACACAAACAAATAAACCACCAATGTGAAAAGTGCTACGCTTATGAAATAAGCAAGTGGACACAGAAAGGAACAGCATGAACATCACCACCCCACCACCCAAAGTAATCGGCGCAATGAAGCACTTACTGCTCGAACTACAAAAAGTGGGCATTATCACCGAAATCGACCGCGACCACCTCAACGATCGCTACATCCGAGGCCACATCACAAGCTTCGGACACCTCGCAGAATGGCTACTCGCATTCCGCAAAATCACATCACACAACTACGAACAAATCGTCCAATACGGATTTCGCTACGGCGAACATCGCTAGGAAAGGAAACACACACATGGCACACATCCGCGTAGAAGGCATCGTCGACAAACCACTCGGCGACCGCGGCTACATCCTCCTCGAAACCATCCGACTCAACGACGGCCGCACATTCGACAAAAAATGGAAAGTATGGGCCACACCAGTCCCAGCATTCGGATCAT